ACCTAGCAACTTGATGCTCGGTACATGGCAAGAGAACCAAATGAACGAAGTGTTCATTTTGGACATGCAGAATCTTGATGGATCGCAGAACGTGCGTTACGGTGCACGCTTCTACCTCGGTGCACAGATTGCAGTTGGTGAAGACATCACCTACTGGGGAGCATAATCATTAACCAAAAGGGGGTGTAACAGCCCCCTTTTTAAAACAATATAAAATATGGCTTGTGAATTAACTACAGGTTTTACGCTTGGATGCCTTGAAGGTATCGGTGGTGTAAAGGAAGTATTGATTGCTAACTACGAAGATTTCGAAACTGGCATTGCCTATGGTGGTCCTGATGGAGAAGTTGACGTATTACCTGGTACTGCAGGTTCAGTAAAGATTTATCGTTACGTTCCTTTTCGCAATTCAGGTTCATACGTTGAAACGGTACAAAAGAATTTGGAAACAGGTACTTTGTTCTTTTCACAAGAAGTAGGATGGACATTCGGTAAACTTAGTCAAGAAATGCGCAATGAATTTTTGAATGTTGCCAAAGCAAAAATGATTGTGTTTGTTCGTACTAACGATGACCAAATACTTTTGATTGGCGCAGGCGAAGGCGCACAGCTTACTGCAGGTACTGTTCAATCAGGACAGCAAAAGGCAGATTTGATGGGTTACCAAGTGACTTTGATAGCTGAAGAATTGAATCCAGCTGTACACTTAGAACAATATACTACTGTTCCTTTTGACAATTTCCCAGGCGTAGAAGTATTGCCTAATTACTAAGAATTTGTTTTCCGTTTTTGTGTTCTTGTTGTATTGAAAAAAGGGCAGGTTATTTATGACTTGCCCTTTTAATTTAAAAAGACTATGATATATTTACAGACCGATACACCTGCACAAACCGTCTATTTACAACTAGACGAAACAAGGCAGTACTTTGCCACACCATTTACGCATTACTTGTTTATTTTAACACACGAAGAAAATAGCACAACGGGAGATAAGCTTGCACAGGTAGCGCAGATAGTAAATGAGAATGTGCGAATAACAGAACTATTGGTTACAACTGATAAACTAACGCTAGCAGGTCGCTATCGTTATGACGTGTATGGTCAAAATTCAGGTGCTAATATCAATCCTAATAACGCAAGTGTAGTAGGTTTGTTGAAACGTGGCTATGTTGTACTAACGGCTAACACGCAGTGGTTCGATGTACCTTCTAGTATAATACCAAATGATATAATCTATGAACCATAACGAATCAAATATAGTTTCATTGAAGCTTAGCGAGTATGTAGCTAAGAGCGATGCAGAAAAAGTAGACCGCAAAGGGTGGGTAAACTACGGAGATCAAAATGATTTCCCACAATACTTGCGCGATTTAGCGCACGAATCACCTGTGCATGGTTCATTGGTGGTTGCCATCGGTGACATGATAGCTGGTAAGGGTATCAAAAGCGAGCAGTATCAAGCCGAACTAGACGCACTTGATGTAAATGCTTTGACGTATGCATGTGCACACGATTTAAAGTTATTTGGTGGTTTTTACATCGAAGTGATTTGGAGTAATGATAGAACGGTTATATCAAAGCTAAACGCTATACCATTCGAAGAATGCCGTATCGCAGTGAATCAAGATGACGATAGCGAGATAGGAATCTTTCACAGCTACGACTGGTCTAATACACGCAAGAAAAAGAACACACCCGAATTCATACCCAAATACAACTATTTAACACGTGAGCAAGAGCCACGTCAAATCTATTGGTGCTTCACATACACAGGCAGCGATGTATATCCACGCCCTGATTACTGGAGCGCGATTAACTACATCGAACTAGATAAGCAGATTTCGATATTCCACATTAACCAAATATCAAACGGTCTTTTCCCTTCTACGATTATCAACTTCTACAATGGACAGGCAACACCTGAACAGAAGCAGCAGATGATGATGGATTGGGAAAACAAAATGAGTGGTGCTCGCAATGCAGGTAAGGTGGTTATGTTCTTCAACGAGCGTGATCAACCTAAAACTGAAATCACACCATTCCCGGTTAATGATGCAGATAAGCAGTATCAGTTGATGGATACTACTGCTACGCAAAAGATAATCACTGCACATCGTGTTACTACGCCACTGCTTTTCGGTATTCGCGAAACATCGGGATTCGGTAGCAACAAAGATGAAATGGCTACAGGTTTGGAGATATTCAACAAGCAAGTGATACAGCCATATCAAGAAAAGATAAACACTAGCATCGAAGAACTATTAAGCAATCAATTGCCCGGTGTCAACTTTGAAATTGTGCCGAATACACCACTTGCAGTTGAGCAGGCAGAAGCAGTTGTGGATGCGACAGGTGGAACTACCGATGTAGCTGCAACAGCTTTGAATGGTGCGCAGATAGCATCGCTTGTAGACATCGTGATGCAATCGGCTGCGGGTGCTGTGCCTGTGACAAGTGCCAAGGCAATCGTACAGGCAGCGTTCCCAACATTACCACCTGCAACAGTGGATGCAATCTTTGCTGATGTGTTGCCCGGTAGCTTGCAGCCTACGGAAGTGATTCAATCCGCTTTTGAAAAAAAAAAAGTAGATGACAGCACAGCAGGCGATGCGCTGATAGCATTAGGCGAAGATGCAAGTGAGGATTGGATACTAATAGACAGCTACAACGCAGATGAAGAAATTGAGCATGAGTTTGCGGTGCGTACGGGTGCTGCTCGCCCAGCTGCTAAGAGTGAGCAAGATGCTATTATCGATGGCAAGTACTTTATTACTCGTTATGTTTACGCAGGTAGCTTTAGCCATCCTGATATGCGCCCATTCTGTAAGAAAATGATAGAAGCAGGCAAGCTATATCGCAAAGAAGATATAGTTTCAATGGAGAATGTAGCAGTGAATCCGGGATGGGGACCTGAAGGTGCAAACACTTACGACATTTGGTTCTATAAAGGCGGTGGAAACTGCAAACACTTTTGGGAAAAGCGTGTCTATGTAGATGCAAGTGGTGCGAAAATCAATCCTAATGATCCTGATGCATCACGAATAGCAGTAAGCATGGCTGAACGCATGGGGTATAAAGTGCGCAACAACTCATTAGTGGCAAAGCTTCCTGAAGACATGCCATACAACGGCTTCCTTCCAACCAATCCTATTTACGGCAATCAATAATTACAACTATGGCTGAAGTATTACTAATATCAGAAAACTATGTCAAGAAGTACACAACTGTCAATGGCAGTTTAGATCCTAACTTGCTTTATCCATCCATCTATTTAGCACAGGACAAATGGCTACTTCCCTTTTTGGGAACTGACCTGCTGAATAAGATTAAAGCGGATGTGGCTGCAGGTACTATTAGCGGTAACTACGAAATTCTATTAGAAGACTACATCCAAAAGATGTTACTGTGGTGGGTTATGGTCGATGTAACGCCTAACCTGTGCTATCGCATGGACAATGGCACGCTAGTACAACGCCAGTCTGAAGATACTGTGCCTGTATCGGATGTGGTTATGAAGGATATGATTGACCGGGCACGCCAAAACGCAGAGCATTACACTACTTTGTTAGTCGATTATCTATGTGCGAACAGCAGTTTGTTTCCTGAATACTCAACTGCTCAGTGGCCTGATCGCTCACCACGTACAGATGTGACTAACACGCTCAACTATCAGTTCAGCACAGGCAATACTGCAACAAGCTTTCGCCCTACTTACTCACGTAACATCCTTAATCGCATACCATGAGTGATAAAAAAACACTGAAGCAAGAATACACTGAGCGTTTGCGCAAATACGAGCGTGAACTATCACTAAAACTACGAGCCAATGTCAGCAAAGAAGCAGACAAAACCAAAAAGTGAGCAACCTGCAAGTGTTACTTACAAGTCCATTCGCTATTACTTTCAGTTATTCGATGGCTTGTGGTCTATTCCGATAGCGTTTGCGCTGTTCATCATTGCAGGTACACTTAGTGCAGAATACTTTGGTGATGCTTTGATATCTACCGAATACGTGCAATACATCGTGCTGGCTTCACTCATTATGGTATTTGCCAACTTCATTACGTTTTTGGGAATTCGTTTCAATTTTAAGGCACTACAGCGTGCTGTGTACGATCGTGAAATCAACTATGAAATAAACACCTACCTAACCACATGGCAAAAAGTTGTTTTATATCTGTTGCTTTATGCATTCTACTTTGCTTCATTCCTGTTTATTGTACGCATGCTGATGACGGCTACTGCGTAAGGGTAACGGCTTCATCATTCGTAGGAGTTCACGAGAAGGGCGGTAATAACAAAGGTTTTAATGATGCTGCATTGCAAGTATTGATGCGGCAAGAAGGTTGGTTACCCGGTTATGCATGGTGCTCATTCTTTGTCATGGCTATGCTGAACGAATGTGGCGTGCCTAATAACATCACAGGTTGGTCACCGACTGCGTACAACCAGCGCGATGTGATTTTTACCGATGGTAAATTCAAGCAATCGTATAGTGATAAGGATGTGCTAGTAATGACGTTAAGTTATTCGGAATTTAAGCGAAAAAGATTCAAGGGTATTGGTCACACTGGTATCG